ATGGGGGATGATATTGAAATGTTAACTCCAGAAGAATGGAAAACTCTTCCTGATAAATATAAAAATAGAGAGGATGTTTTCCCAGGTCAGGCAAGATGGTGGGCACAACAAACTCCTGATATAGATACTGAAATTATAAATTTTGCTACAAAGGAAGAGCTTGATCATAAAATTAAAGAACTTGTAGAAAGTGGATTTTTAGATGAAGGAGATGTCACTGCTTTAATGATGGGACACTCTTCAGGTATAGGTATGTATGGAGGGGTTAATCCAGAAGAATTAGGAGAAGTTTTAAGAGATAATACGATAGAAGATAAATTTAACAAAGTTCTACTTGGATCTTGTAATATGGGATCAAACCCTATTGCTTGTATGAATCTATCTGAAGCATTTGATGGGACTGTAGTTGAAGGTCAAGGACCTATTGAGGGAGATTGGAGGGAGGGATCTTATAATTGGGGAACTGGAGCAATAGATCCAGATAGTCTTAGAGACCCAAATGCATCTATAGAATCCAGATTTTTTGTAGAAAATGCACCATATGAAAAATATGCATATAGACCTTTTTGGTCTAACCAAGAAAATAAATTTAATATAGATGAAGTAAATTGGGGTGCTTTTGATGCCCCTTAGAATAAGGAGAATAAAATGCCAACAGTAGGTGAGAAGAAGTTTAACTATGATCCAGTAGGAATGTCCAAAGCAAGAAGGGAATCAAATGCGACAGGCAAACCAATGGTACAACAACAGCAACCTAATTATCAAGGTGGCGTTGACCCGAATGCAAGTCCAAATCAAGGGGCAGTAAATAATTTTATGAACCAGAATGCTATTGGTGATCTTGCAGATGGTGGAAATATGAATCCTAATCAGCAAGATGTATCTAAATTGCAGAGTGGTCTTAATTTTCTAAATAAAGGTCGTCCTGGTTATACTCCACTTAAAGTGGATGGTCAGATGGGTCCAAAGACTCGCGGTACTGCAGATATGTATCTTGGTCGCAATCGAAAGGTTTAGTGGCTAATATTAATACTCAAGATGTCTCCAAAGCTGAGGAGGCATTACAGCTTGCTAAATATGATATGATTGCATTTGGTAAGTTATTTTTGCCAGATGACTTTATGCGATCTGAAACTCCCTTCTTTCATTATGAAGTAGCGGATGCAGTTATGAATTATGATTATAGACAGCTTGCAATAGTATTGCCTCGTGGTCATGGTAAGACAGTATTAACTAAATGCAGTATTATGCATGATTTTTGCTTTACTACAGATCCACTATTCTATGGATGGGTGGCAGCATCCAGTAAAATTTCAGTACCAAACTTAGATTATATTAAATATCATATAGAGTTTAACGATAAGGTTCGTTATTACTTTGGTGATTTAAAAGGTAAAAAATGGACGGAGGACGACATTGAACTTAAGAATGGCTGCAAACTCATTTCTAAATCAAACTTATCAGGTATTAGGGGAGGGGCTAAGCTCCATAAGAGATACGATCTTATTGTTCTTGACGATTTTGAAGACGAGAATAATACCATTACGCCAGAGTCTCGTTCTAAAATCTCCAATCTTGTTACGGCTGTTGTCTTCCCTGCCTTGGAACCTAGTACGGGTCGTCTTCGCATCAATGGTACTCCTGTTCATTATGACTCCTTTATCAATAATATTTTGGTTGGTCACGATAGGGCAAAAAAAGAAGGTGCAGAATATAGTTGGAAAGTTATAAGTTATAAGGCTCTCCAGGGTGATGGAACGCCACTTTGGCCTGATTGGTTCGGCAAAGAGGAAATGGAAAGAAAGAAAAAGTTTTATATAGATTCTGGACAGCCACAAAAGTTCTTCCAAGAATATATGATGGAAGTACAAAGTGCAGAAGATGCAATCTTCACTAGAGAGCATATAAAATATTGGGATGGAACTTTTACACATGACGATGAAACAGGGCTATCATATATTACAACCATCGAAGGTGACGTTAAACCAGTCAACGTTTTCGCAGGAGTTGACCCTGCTACGGATTCTGTTAGGAGGGATAGCGATTATAGCGTTCTCATCTTTGTGGCTGTTGACGCTGACAACAATTGCTATGTCCTTGATTATGTTCGCAAGCGGTCGCTACCTGTACTCGGTATACCAGGAGAGAGTAAGAAAGGTATTGTTGACTACATGTTCGACTATAATGGAATATACCACCCCAGTCTTTATACGGTTGAAGACACTACTATGTCGAAACCAATCTTTCAAGCTTTGGTATCGGAAATGCGTAGAAGGAATGACTTCAGTGTTAAGCATATTGCGGAAAAGCCTGGTACGCGTATGTCGAAGCGTGATAGAATACAAGAGATCTTGGCACAAAGGTTCGCAATAAGAAGTATGTATTTAAAGAAAGAACATTATGACTTACAACATGAGATTATAACATTCGGTCCTCGTATGGGACATGATGATGCAATTGACGCTCTTGCATATGCTTGTAAGTATGCACATCCACCAAAACATTTTGGACAGGATGAAAAAGGAAACTATTATAAAAAACAACCTAAAGTAAAAAGCTGGGTTGTAGCTTAGGAGGTAGATATGGCAAAGAATAGACCAAGTATATTAGATATAGCACCAGCAGTACAGGATAAAACTAGGGTTGGTGGACTTATGGAAGATATTGAAGTTCCAGGTGGAGAGTTTGCTGATATAGATATTATGAAAGAACAGATGATAGAAATGGGATTCCCTCTTGGGATGATTAGTGATTTTTTTGAAAAAGCTAAAGAAAATCCTACAAAATACGATGCAGATATAAAGGAAATGACTAAAATGTTGAAATCAAATCCAGAAGCTATGAAGAAGCTTCAAGGTGCTTTTGGCCAACAGACTCCAGGAGGAGAAGGGTATCCAGAAGATCTTGGAGAAGGTATGGGTGATATGGGAGCATTTTAATGGCTAAAGTTACTAAAAAGAAAAGATCTGAACAGGTAAAGCAGCTATATCAGAATTCTAATAATGCTTTCAGGCGTCAGTGGGAGTATATAAATCAGAAAGGTTTTGATTTTTCTAATGATAATCAGCTTACAGATAATGAGAGAGATGCTTTAGAAAGTCAGGGTATGCCTACATTTACTATTAATAGGATTGCTCCTGTTGTAGAGATGTTAAACTTTTATGCAACTGCTAATACTCCTAGATGGCAGGCAGTTGGAGTAGAAGGTAGTGATAGTGATGTTGCTGCTGTTATGGCTGATCTTATGGATTATGTATGGTATGGCTCTGATGGTACTTCTTTATACGCAAATGCAGTAAATGATGCTATTACAAAGAGCTTAGGCTTTCTATTAGTATCTGTTAGTCCAGATTCTGATAATGGAATGGGAGATGTTACAGTAAGTCAACCAGATCCATTTGATATATATGTAGATAATAAATCAAGGGATCTCTTGTTTAGAGATGCTGCTTATATTTTAATTAGGAAGATATTATCTAAAACTCAATTACTTAGTTTATTCCCAGAGTATAAGACCAAGATAAGTAAAGCTCAAGGTGAGTATAATGAGAATTTTGGCTATTCAGAAAAGTCTCTTGGAAAGATGGATCAAAAGGATTTTCATTATAAAGATTTTAATGCAGGGGATGCTTATAAGTCTGATGGAACGCAGGATGATCTTGTAGAACTTTTTGAAGTTTATGAGAAAGTAAAGGTATCCTATATAAATGTCTATCATAAAGTTCCACCTAATAGCGAGCAACTACAACAAATTAAACAACAAACTGAAGTAATGCTACAAGAACTCCAACAGGAGTTGCAAGTTCTTTATGAGGAAGAGGTTACAAGACTTCAAATGGGAATGCAAAGTGGCGAGATATTAGAGTCAAGATTTCAACTTGAAGTACAAAAAGCTCAAAAGAATATGCAGGAACAGCTAAAGTCTGGAGAGCAGGAAATTACTTCCAACCTTCAAGCTCAAGTAGAGAGAATAGAAAATTTAATTATATCGGAAGAAGAATTTAAACTTCTTATTAAAGAGAAGAGATTTTCTGAAAATGTAGTAGATACTATACAATTTTTTAATACAAGGATAAAACAAACCGTTGTAGCTGGTGATCAAGTTCTGTTTGAAACAGTTATGCCAGATTCTATTACAGAATATCCAATTGTACCTTTTCATTATAAATGGACTGGTACTTGCCTTCCCCTATCTGCAGTTGCTCCACTTATAGGAAAACAAAGAGAAATTAATAAAGCACATCAATTAATGGTTCATAATGCCTCTCTTGGTAGTAGCTTAAGATGGTTGCATGAAGAGGGTTCAATTGATGCTGAATATTGGGAGCGTTATTCTAGTGCTCCTGGAGCCCTATTACCAATACGGCCAGGGTCTACTCCTCCGACCCCAGTCATGCCTGCCCCACTAAGTAACGCCTTTTTTGGCGTAGTACAAGAGGGTAAGACTGATATGGAATACCTTGCTGGGATTTATTCCTCTATGCAGGGTGATGCAAGTCAGGCAGCAGAAACATATAGGGGGATGATGGCCCTGGACGAATATGGAACTAGGCGTGTGAAACAATGGCTTAAGAATTCTATAGAACCTGCTCTTAGACAGATTGGTAGGGTTATTATGGAGTTTTCTCAAACTGTATACACAGCAGAAAAGAGATTTAGAATTGTACAACCTTCAGGACTCCAGGAACAAAGAGAAGTTCAAATTAATATACCTATATATAACGATATGGGGCAGGCTATTGGTAAGTCTATGGATATAAACGCTCATAAATATGATATAAGAGTAGTAGCTGGTTCTACAATGCCAGTTAATAGATGGGCATATTTAGAGGAATTAAAACAATTATTACAACTAGGAGTTGTAGATGATATTGCAGTCTTGGCTGAAACAGATCTTAGAAATAAGCCTGGTATAGCACAAAGAAAGAGCCAGTATGCTCAAATGCAGTCTCAGATACAGCAAATGGAGGAATCACTTAAGGATAAAGAAGGAACAATTGAAACTCTTCAGAGGCAGGTTGTTCAGGCAGGAATTAAAGGAAAAATTCAGGAAGCTGGTGTAGAGATAGCTAAAAAGAAGAATGAACTTAAGAGCCAGCTTCAAGATACCTATAATGAAACTGAAGGAAAACAAAAATTATTAAGAAATGCAATGGCTAATAGTGCTGACAATCAGAAAGCTAGAGTTAAAATGGCTGCTGATAACCAAATCAAACAAAATGGTTTGCAAAGTACTGAAGAGTCTTCTTAATATAAGTAGTTGTTATTATTAAATATAAGGAATAAACATGGAAGAAAATACGGGTAACTCAACACCAGACACACAGCAAGATGCTGTAGCTGGTGTATTTGACTCCCAAGACACATTCTTCGACGACCTCGAACAAGAGGTTAATGGACAGGTCTATGATGGACCTGCTCAGGAGAACAGTCAGGTGAGTAATGTTGGTAGCCCTAATCAGGCAACCTATCAGCAGGAAAATCAAGACGTTCAAAAAGCGATTGATTGGGAAACGAGATATAAGGACTCAAGCAGAGAAGCTCAAAGAATGGCTGGTGAATTAAAGCAGCTGAGACCATTTGCTCCTGTACTCAATGCAATGCGTAAAGATGGCGGACTAGTTGATCATGTTAGGGATTATTTCCAACAAGGCGGACAAAAAGCTAAAACTATGAAGGAAGCATTCAATTTGGATGAAGATTTTGTATTTGATGCTAATGATGCGATGGAAAATCCAACCTCTGATTCTGGTAAAGTATTTAATGCATACATTGACAGGATGGTTAAACATCGTGTTGGTGAGGCGGCTAATCGTCAAAACCAAGCTACACAACAACGAATAGCTACTGCACAGAAAATACGTGAAGAAAGAGAGTTTAAAGAAAAACATCAAATGTCTGACGAAAACTATGCTGAAATGGTTAAAAAAGCCAAGGATTACAAATTAACTTTAGATGATATTAATGTCTTAGTTAATCGTGACCAGGCTAATGCTAACGTAGCAGATGCAACCAAGCAGGATATGTTAAATCAGATGAAGAATGTTAGGAACATGCCAACTACCGCAAGTGGGGCGAACAGTGCACCAGATAATCAAAATCCAGATGATGGAATCTTTGATTCGCTGTTAGGCACTGATTCGGAGTTAGATAACCTGTTTGGCTAGTTAGATACTAACAGGCCATACGGATAAATAAGAAAGGAAGGTTAGCTTTATGGCTGATTCGTTTAATCTAAGTACGTATACGGATCAAGGTATAGGTTCTTCCGATTCTACTAACTATAGTAACCCAAGATATGGGCCAGATCTCGATACTGGCGATTTAAGACGAAAGTTTAATTTCGGTGATCGAGTTTCTGAGCTAGCATTAGCACAAGACCCATTCTTTCGGTTTGTTAGTAAAGTTTCGAAGAAACCAACCGATGATCCGCGTTTTAAGTTCACTGAAAGGCGAGGCTCCTGGTCAAAGCGTTATGCTTATCCAACAGCTTACTCACATGATGATACTACATATGATGTAGATGGTGCATTATCAAGTGATGTAAAAGGTGCTATGGATACTGCAGGAGACACGTTTTATGTGAAAATGGCAGGCGATTACTTAACAGAAGGAAATGTATCAAATGTGTTTAATCAGACTAATACCGATGCAATTATCGGTGGTGCTGGAACACAGCCCAACTTCTATATGGAAGGGCAATTGATCAAACTACCAATAGCAAATGTTGTTAGTAGTGCTCCTGTTGATTATTGTATCGCTAAAATCTCAACTGTAACACTATCTGGTGCTTATAGTGCCGCTACTCAAGCTGGACATGAGTATGCAAAACTAAAATGTAAGGTAATCAAACCTGCATCAACTGCAACGGGCAATTATTTTGCTCCTCGTGTAGCTGCTGCTGGGTCTGCTGAAAATACATTTGGTATTGCTACCCATTATCTAGCAGGTGCTGTAACTACTCAGACAAATGAGGGCGTTGGTGCAGCTCAGTCTGTTTTGGATAGTATGAGATCATACATTGTAGGTAGCTCATTTGGTGAAGGAACTGGTTATCCAGAAACTTGGAAAGACCAACCCTTTATCACTGGCTATGGACAAACACAGATCTGGAAAACTAGTATGGCAATGAGTAATACTGCTCGTGCTACACAGCTCCGTTACGAGCCAAATGAATGGCAACGTATCTGGAAAGAAAAGCTGATTGAGCACAAGTGGGATATTGAACAGTCTTTATTGTTCGGCTCACAATACTCAGATTCAGATGGTGTTGGACATACTCAGGGTGCAGTTGACTACATCGTTAACAATGGTAATATCTTTAGTTGGTCTACGTCTAAAAACACAGATGACTTTCTAGATGATATGTCAAACTACTTGGATCCACGTTATAATAACTCAAGTGCAACAGTTTATTTCTGTTCAACTGATGTTTATAACTGGTTCCATAAATTAGGTGGATATGCCTTGCAGAACTTAAAGACTGATGGTCTTGGAGCTTCTGTTGGTAAATACTATACATCTGATTTAGCTGTAGCTGGACGTAAGAAAGTTCTAGGTTTGGATTCTACAACTGTTAACACCGTTCACGGTGATATCAATGTAGTGCGTAATATCCACTTAGATGGTACCAGTGTTAAGATCCTTGGTATAAACATGAACTATTGTAAGTATCGTCCTCTAGCAGGCAACGGTATCAACAGAGACACTTCTGTTTACGTCGGAGTTCAGACGTTAGAAAACAGCGGTGTTGACCGTCGAGTTGATCAAATCTTAACAGAAGCTGGTATGGAATGGTCAATGCCTGAATGCCACGCTATCTGGAAATAAGGGGGTTAAGTTATGGCTAATCCATTTTATGGACAGAATAAAGCAGACGATGCAGTTGATTGGGCGAAGAATGCATGCAGTGGTGATGCTTTTGGTACAGTAGAAGTTGCTGGGGATAATGAGCAATATGGTATTGCTGCTAATCCTATGAGTAAATCAGACCTTAACAGAACTATTGTTAGTGGTCACGCTAATGGTATCGATTTGTTTCTTCCAGCAGTTTCTGCTTCAGATGCAGGAATGTGGTTGAAAGTCGCATTTGGTGCTACTTCTAGCGGTGCTTCTAGTATAATAACTGCAGCTACTGGAGATTTGTTAGTGGGAAGTGTTTTCTTAAAGCCTGATGCAGATGGTGCAACAACACCTGTGTATTTTGCGGCTGATGGAAGTGACGACCTAATAATAACTCTTAATGGTGGAACTACAGGCGGCAAGATAGGAAGTAAACTTTTCCTACAGGTCAATAAAGATGGTTATTGGAATGTAGAAGGTTTTCTTGTTGGAACTGCTGCTTTAGCTACTCCATTTAGTTAAACTGCAAAGCTGATTAATCTACCCCTGGATTCTACCTTAGGTTCAATCTGGGGGTGGGTTATGATTAGGGAGATTTAATGGCAACTTGGAATGACCTAATAAATGATAGATTAGGTACCTTTACAATAGCTGCAGATGCTGGTGCAATAGCTGATGCTACTGGTGTAGATATGTTTCTAAATGATGGGGTGAAGGATATAATTGAGCAATGTAGAACATACAAACCTCAATTACTTCCTCTATTTACAGCTACTACAACTCAGGCTGGCGATAATACATATCCATCTACAACTAATATAGATATATTAAGAGTTACAGCTACAACTAGTAGTGTGGAGTACTTTGCAAGATATGTTAGCTCTGAAGAGATGGTGAAAGCAGCAATATCTGGTAGTATTCACGCAGCTACTTCAGAAGACCCTGTTTGGAGTGTATTAGATAGTATTGTTACAGTACTTCCAGCTGATGCTACTAATTATAAATTTACACAGGTAACCGCAGGAACTGTGGATGCTGATGCTGCTACAGGTACAAGTAATCCAAGTAATTTTCCAACAGATCTACATTATCTTCTTGCTATATATGGGGCTATTAAAGTATTACAGTATATAGCAGCTACTAAAGCTAAAGATGCTTCTACTAATATTGCTACTGCAGTAACTAAAATAGGTGAATTATCAAGTGCTACTGCAAATGCAGCTGATTTAGCTGATATTCAAGATGCCTTAGATAAGGCTGAGAAATTAATTGATACTGCTGCAGTTGGTGGTGATTCTGTGCCACAAACAGCACAATATTGGCTTTTAGATGAGGACACAGATATGGTTAGCTCAACAGTTAGTGTTGCAGCTCAGGAAATATCTAGAGCCAGCACAATAATGTCTGCTATGGATAAAAAGACTGGTATAACAAAAAGTTACACAGAAACTGTTGATATTTTAATAAAGGCTATTCAGGGTATTTTAACTGTAGCTTCTTCACTTCAAGGAGAGTATATGGCATTTTTCAAAAAAGAGGAAAAGGGAGGTGAAGGTGAAGCTTAAGGAGATGATAGAACTTGTAAAACAACATCATCCTGGTATGGGTAATACTGAGATAGCAAAACTTTTAAATAGAGCTATGGATGATTTTTCTCACGAGACAAGAATAGTAAAAGATTTATATGAATTTGATTTAGTAAAAAACCAGAGGTATTATAAGTTAAATCCTAATATTATAGAGATAACTGAAGTACATTATGATTCTGGTAGTGCTAAAGGTAAAAAAATACCAATGCTAACTGGTGGTAGACCAGTAGAAAAGGATATAACGTAATGGCTGTACAACCAACCTATCCACATGATATAACAAAACTTTATGTATGGTGGGTAGATCGTAGACAGATTGCAATTGCCTATCACGATTTAGACGATGGTAATAGTGGTTATAATGGAGAGTTTCTATCTCCAATAGTAGGTTATGATGCAAAGATTGTTGATACCAGTATAGCTTTTAATGATGGTGGAGGTGGAGGTGGAACAGATCTTATAACTGATGCTAATAATAACTTTTTAAATGCTGGCTTTGAAGCTCTTCAGGAGATAACTGTATCTGGGAGTGCTAGTAATAATATTACAGGAACTATAACAGCAGTTACAGCTGGACAGATAACTATGGCTGATGCAACACTAAACTCAACTGAATCTGCTGGAGAACAGGTAGCTATTGTATCTGGTACTGGTGTTACTGTTAGAATGTATGTTACTAAGAGGGCTGAAGTTTTAGATAAGTCTTCAGAATTTGAGTCTAGTGGACAATTTATTACATCAAGTTTAGATGATGAACCAGAGTTTCCAGAACAATTCCATGAAGCTTTAGTACATAATGCTATTGCTAAAGGATATGAAATGATTCCATCTAAAGAATCCTTTACTGCCGCTGCATATTGGTATGCTAAATATTTTGAGTTCTTAAAGAAAGGCAAGGCTTTTGCTGATAATAATCAAGTGTATGGATCTAGGAAGGTTATGGTTAATCCAACTATAGGAATAATATAGTGAGAAAGATTGTACTCGGTAAAGACATTGCAGTGCTTAGTAATTTGCATATAGCTATGCCAGCTATTTCAACTGCAATAACTGCTGTTAGTTTTGATATTGTAAACTTTGGAGGAGGATCCTCATTCATTGAAATATCAACCCAAAAATTTACAAAATCTAATCACAAATTTAATCAGATGGAGAGAGTAAAATCTCCAAGTAAGCTTTATCAAACAGGTAATGTTGCTGATCTTGTTAAAAATAGAAGAGGTTTAGCAGGAAAGGTTACAAATAATGCACATCTTACAGACCCTGGTACAGTTCCTCCAGTTGGGGTTAATGGGCTTATATGGAATAGGATGATTCTTGATAAATGGGATGAAGAAGATCGTAAGTGGGAGGACATAGGTCTCTAATGGCTACTTTAACAGATAAAACAGTTGCGAATACATATGATCAATTATGGTTTAGAGGTGCTACAGAGCCAGGGGCTACTGATAATGCAGTTCAGGTACTGACAACAGAAAATGATGGTACTGATGATTTAGCAACTCCTCTTTATTTAGGTACTGCTAGGATTGGAATAGGTACATCTAGTCCTACAGTAGAGCTTGATGTAGTTGGTGCTATGAAGGTAGATAGTACGACTTTGGTTGTTAATGCTGTAGGATATACAGATAGAGTTGGTATTGGGACTGCTACACCAGCTTATCTAACCCACATAAAGGGAGTTGAAACTGGAGAAGGTACTGCATTAGGACAATTAGCAATACAGTCTTCTACAGTTTATGGCTCTACACCTGACGCTGGAATTATATTCATTAATGAACATACTACTGGTTCGCAGGCAATTATGGGTGGGATTAAGGTAACTAAATCTAACACTGGTGATGGAGATTTAGATAGTACTATGACTCTTCAAGTCCGTAAACATGGGGCTGTAGCTTTTGATGCTTTAACGATAAATGAGGATGGTAAAGTCGGTATTGGGACTGATACACCAGGTAATAATTTAGAAGTGAAATCTGTTACTGGTTCAAATGCTTATATAAGAGTTAATACTACAGATTCTGATGATAGTACTTCAGATGCTGGTATTTTACTTGCAGAAGCTGGAACAAATAAGTGGAATCTATATAATGATGGAAGTGATAGTGACAAATTAAAACTAAACGACAAGGATGGTGATACTTGGATTACAATATTGCAAGATACTGGCAATGTCGGGATTGGGACTACTTCACCAGACTCCTTATTACATATATCGGGGACTTCCAGTGATACTGATTGGGATGACCATGCAGTTATATCTAGTACTACTCCAAGCCTTCTTATAGCCAATAGCACTAATACGGCAGATACATTTTCTAGTATGCAGATGAACGCTAAGGAGGCTAGTAATTGGCAGAGTTTTGCAATAATTAGTCAAGCTACAACTGCAGGAACTAGTTTGAGAGGAACTTATTCCCCAAAAGTATATTTTGCTCAAAGAGTTGCTGCATCAGGTGAGAATACTATGGTAGCAGCAATGACTATAGATGAAGATGCCAAGGTCGGTATTGGGACTTCTTCACCAGATAGTCAATTAGATATAGAGGGTTCTAGTAGTACAACATTATCTTCAAGGCAAGGAGCTTCAGCAAGTTTAGCTGGTGCAGGGAATGTTTTAAGAATTGCAAATACATCGGCAACAACTGGTGGATACTCTGCTTTAGAACTTGTAGCCAAAGAAGGTGGTGGAGGCGGTATTAATTGTACTGCATATATAGCTGGAATGTCTGTTGCGGGAGAACATGAGGCAGAACTTCATTTTGGTAGAAGAAATGCATCAGGTACTTCTACCACTTCTATGATGATTGACAAAGCTGGCAATGTCGGTATTGGGACTGAATCACCTGAAGCACCTTTACATGTAATTGGGGCAAATGTTGGTGCTGTAACCCTAGATACAGAAGCAGATGACTTTTGTATAGAAAATACTACTACTCCAGGTATGACAATCTTAGGGAATAACAATGCAACGGGTTCAATATTCTTTGGTTTTGAGGATGATTCTAATATAGGTAGGATTCAATATGACCATAGTGCCAATAAGATGACTTTTACAACTAACAATGATAAGACAGTATCAATAGACAATGCTGGCAATGTCGGTATTGGGACTGATTCACCAGATACATCGCTACACGTCAAACAAGTTGCAACTGGTCAAATAATGCAACTTGAGTGTGTAAATGGAACAACAAATACTGCTGGCCCAACTTTAATTTTAGAAAGAAGTTATAATGGCGATGGAGTTGATAATGGTAAATTGGGTGTAATACAATTTAATGGCCCAGATGATGGTACTCCAACTATCCAGGAATGGGCAAGTATACGAGCTAATATCAATGATGCATCAAGTGATACTGAAGATGGTACTTTAGATTTTTATAATACAATAAATGCTACAGAAACGCTTGTTATGACATTAGATGCTGGCAAAGTCGGTATTGGGACTGCTTCACCAATAAGTCCTTTGGAAATATGGTCAGCGTCAGGTGGACATGCTTTCCTTAATATTTGGTGTCAAAACAGTGTATCAGGTGACCCAGTTATAAGGTTTGGAGGAAGGAATGACACATCAACAGCAGCTGTAACTGACCTAGATTGGGGTATTGGACTTGATAGGGGTGCAAATAAATTAGCATTTCTTTACGATGCCAGTAATGGCGTTACTGAAGCTGCAAGCGACCAGCTTATGGTTATAGATTCTTCTGGCGATGTCGGGATTGGGGCTGCTGCACCAGCTACTAATCTTCATATATATAAGGATATTGGAACTACAAGTGGAAGTTTAACCCAGATAAGGACTGAGCAGGATACAGATGCTGATAGCACTTCAACTGACATAGGCGTGTATTATCACGCTACTCAATTTGATACAAATGCTACTGGAGTATCTTTTATAAAGCTAGAATCGTCAGACAATCAGCCGATGTACTTCTGGCTTGATGATGGTGATGAATTTAGAGCAAGTTCTTCCATAGGAAATATTGGAACTACAACTGGACAGGACACTGATGAAGTTATGTCAGATGAAAGATTGAAGAATATAAGTAGTGAAGACTTTCCATATGGATTGAAAGAAATATTGGAATTAAAGCCAATCTCTTATACTTTAAAAGATAGTAGTAATACCAAGAATAGGCTTGGACTTGGGGCACAGACCTCTAAGAAAATAGTCCCAGAACTTGTTGGAGATTCAGGTCAATGTATAGACGGGTATAAAAAAGTTAAGAAGGATGATGGTAAAGGGAATCTAGTTTGGGAACATGAAGCTATTGGTGATGAGTCTGATACTAAGCTTTCCATGAAGTACTATCAAGTTATTCCAATACTTATAAAGGCAATACAAGAATTATCAGCAGAAGTGGAGAAGTTAAAGAATGGCTAAGACTTTAAATAGTGCTCTAAGTTCAATATATGATAGATTCGTGTTTACTGGATCTACAAGAAGTGAGTTCTACTATACTGGTGGTATAGGGGGAGATGATACTAAGGTAACTGCTCTGCAATTAACCACTCTAAAGAATGTAGATGATGAGGCTGTACTTACTACAGACTCTTCTCAAGATGCTTCTTTTGCTAATGATGTGAAACTTTTAAGTGATGCTTCAGTTCTTAACTTTGGAGCTCATAATGATGTTAAGCTAACTCATGTTCACAATACTGGACTTTTACTTTCACAAGATGGCTCTGGTAGTATTCCTGTACTACAGATTAGAGAGGCAGGACTTGCTATAAGTTCTTCTACAAGCGGACAATTAGATATAGATGCAGGTACAGAATTGGAACTTGGAGCTCCAACTATAGATATCAATGCTAGTACAGCCTGTGAGATAGATAATACTAATACTACCAATGGAGTTAAGGTTGGTGTAAATACAGATGGTGGTAAGGTATTTATAGGGCATACTACATCAGAGACTACTGTTAATGATAATCTAACTGTTACAGGTACAGTTACTGCAAATAGTACTGTTGTATTAAATGATCATGCTACGGTTGCTGTAAATAAACAATTAAAGTTTGGAGATGGTGCTCAACATATTGCAACTGATAATACTGATCTTACTATTACTACTGATACTGATCTTCTTATATCAGCAGTTAAAGTCGGTATTGGAACTACTGAACCAGAAAAGAAACTTCATATAGCACATGATTCTAGTACAATAGAATATCCACTTATGGTAGGGAACCCTAATCAGACTGCTGGTGCACGAACTGGTATATTATTTGAAGTTTATGACCAAGAGGCTAGTATTGAAGTGGAACGTGATGAAAATAATGTTGGAGTTGATATGCGATTCTTGTTAGCCGACAGTTCCGATGGTACTAAGCAAGAAAGACTTACAATACTTGAAAGTGGCAATGTCGGTATTGGAGATGCTGCTCCTCCTAGCAATTTGCATATAAAAACAGCATCTGGTGGTACGACTCTAGGATTTCAATGTGCCACTAATGCAACAGATTATGACATTGATTATTATTTAAATAGTTCTGATGATATATATTCAAGGATAAGGTGGAACGAAGGATCTACTGATTGGTCGTTCCAAACAAATGTTACTGGCGGTCTAACAACTCCAATGATTGTTAACTACAATGGAACTGGCAATGTCGGTATTGGAATGTCTCCTGATACAGTCTTTAATGTCAAGGGAGCTGCTAGTAGTGGTATTAGATTATATAAGAGTGATGGTTCTACAGTAATAGCAAAGCTTGAAGGGGATGGCAGTGAAGATGGAGATTTAACTTTAAATAATAGTAGTGGAACTACAAACATATATCTGTCTGGACAGGATAGTGGTGCTTCATATATAAAGACAGGAGATTTTACTATAGGAGGTACTAGTGGGGGATATAAATTAAACTGCATAGATAGCCATGAAACAGATTTTGTTGCTCGTATATATGCTGATCATACTGGTAGTGCAACAAAAATATTAGAATTAACAAATAAGCATGGAGGCGATCCTACAACTGGCAATAAATATATAACCTTTGCAGATCTGGATGGTACTCTTGATAGTATAGAAGGAGATGGTGCTGGGGGTATAAGATTTACAGGGGAGGCAGAGGATACGTATTCAGATTCAAGAATAAAGACAGATATTGCCGACTTAGGTTCTGCTTTAAGTAAAATCAATGCTCTAAAACCTAGAACATTTAATTATTCTGATGAATTTTTAAACCAGAACTTCCAGACTCATACTATTAAGGAGTGGCAGAAAAAAACTCAAGTTGGTTTTATTGCTCAAGAAATAGGTTCAGTTTTCCCCGACATTGTGCAAACCACGCCACATATGGTACAAAATGACAATATCTCTTATGATGGAGAAATATATAATACTAATGATTGGGTTGATATTCAGGAAGTGGCTTGGGGTCGTAAAGGAAATGCACATTTTTTAGCCTATCTAGTAAAAGCAATACAAGAATTATCAGCTAAGGTAGAAGCCTTAGAAAACGCATAACAAACAACGAGGAGACTCAAATGAGTAATAATAAAGTAGAAGACAAGAAAGTAAAAGAAGCAGTATTAGAGAACACAGACAATGGTACTGTAGAAACAAAACAAGAATTGGATCCTAAACAAGTTATCCAGGATCTCATGATACAAGAAAAGCATCATGCAGAGCAGGAAGAACATCATAGGACAATGAGAATAAAAGCCAGAGGTGCTTTGGAGATAGTAACTCAAATGCATCCTCAGGAAGAAACTAAACAATAATAGTGCATTCACGCTCTGCCAAGAGCTTTAAGCACACTCTATAAGGAGAATAAACATGGCAAAACCAAGACATTTAACTAAATGGACTGTTCAGGAAGCATTGAACAAAGAGCATTATACTACATATGCGGCAGTATATGATGATAGTATAGATCTTACAACTGCAGCCTTAGCATCTAGTGTAACATTTCCAACTGCACTTGGTGGTGTAGCGAGTATATTTGGAGATGTTGATGATAATGGAAATAAGTTTGTTTATAGTAAAGTAACTGTAGATTGTGATGCTGCATTCTCAGTACAATTAGCTGATAAAGGTGGTGCTTTAGGAGATGCTATATATGTTACTGCAGGATTATCTCCCATTACTTTTACAGGTTACGACATTACTGATATGAAGATTAAAACTGCTGGAGCTACTGATACACTTGGAATAACAGCTTGGAGGTAGTATGGAATTTGGGAAGAAGAGGGAAATAGTTGATAAAAGTCTTCTTAAGAAAAAGGTAATAGAAGAGAATAAACGTTTAAGTTGTGAAAACTCTACATTATCTAAAACTATTGAAGGTAAGAAAAAAGAGATTAAATCTATTGATAAGGAACTTAAATCCATTCAAAAAGATAAAGTTTCCCTTCAAAAGTCGTTAGATAAAGACAATGAAATGAAGTCTCTACTTGGAGAGAAGATCACCAGCCTTTCTACTGAAAAAAGACTTGCAGAGATGGAAGTACAGGATATCATATCTCAAGTACAAGCCTCTGATAAGATCCTTGATTCTGCTGAGAAGGAGCTTAATAAGATTGAAAATCGTATAGAGCATCTTGAGAGCAAGAAGAAAGAATATACAGGTATTCAATCTCGTATCAGTAAGGCTAAGCAGGAACTTAAAGATGTTAAGCTTGATATAAAGGCCTCTGAGAAGGCTCTTGAAGATATTCGTAAAGAGTTTGGAGATAATACTGTAAAGCAAAACCTTGAAGCTACAAGTATTAAGAGAAAGTTGAAGGCTCAAATTAGTAAGCTTAATAAGGAAATTGAAACCCTTACTGACGATAATAAATCTTTAAAAGAGGAATCTCAAGAACTATCTTCTAGTAAGATGTCTAGTATTGCTTCTATGGAGGCTGAGAGAATTAAGCTCAAAGATGACATTCTAGAGCTTCAAAGGGCTATGAGGGATAAGATTAACGATGAGAGTGAGAAGATCGGTAAGCTGGCCAATATAGCCGATACTAGGGCTAAACAGGTAGAAGTTATGCAGGAACTATCTAAAAAGGCTGAAAAGGACCTTGCAAAAGCTAGAAAGAGGTATGAGGATTGGAGGATTAGTACCCTAGATGAGGTTGCTAGTATGAAGTTAAAAGGTAAACTAGAAAGAATAGATAAGGCAGGTTTGTCTGATGTCCTCAACAAGTAATCCAAGAGTACAGCTTATTGATTCTCAAGGGGATCCTATGGATTCTCCTGATGATAATGCATTAAAGGTAAAACTTGTAGATACTGATGTAGAAATTACTGTTGTTGCTGATGAGCTTGAAATTCATTTATCAGAAGCTACTGATGATATTCTTATGTATGGTAATGATTATGAAGGATCTCCAGCTAATCAAAAGCTTAAAGTAGATTCATCTGGTCTTTTATATATAAAGAGTATTGCTGATACTGTAGAGGTAGTACAGGATACTCCAGGAGATTTGACAGCTACTGTCACCCAACAGTCTACTGCTAGAACGGTGACATGTGATACTGCTGGTAATTTACTTGCAACCGTCACTCAAAATAGTGCTGCAAGAACTAAAGCTATAGCTGGCACGATTGATACAGGTCATCAAGTATCAGTAGGTAGTAGTACAACTGAAATAGTTGATGCTTTAGGTGATAGAATGGCTATTATTATTGTGAATGATAGCAATGAGACTATATATCTCATGCTTGGTGCTAGTGCTATTCTAAATAGAGGCATTAGACTAAATGCAGATGGAGGCTCATTTTATACAGAGATATATCAGGGAGTTATAAATGGTATATGTGCAAGTGGTTCTAAAAATGTCACTGTTACGGAAGTTTCTCCATGATTGTTAATAACCCACCTATTGTTAAACAGAGTTTTACATCTACTATGAATGTTTATAGTAGAGCCTTTGATCATGATACTGATTGGGTTATAGGAAACAATGATGCTGTATTTAAACTTGGAGGAGATGGAGACTTAACTGCTGGTGATACTGAAACAGCTACTCTTGGTTCTACTGCGTCTGGGATTATGGCAAGAATATGGTTTATTGCTCCTTTTGATATGACAGTAACCAATGTATCTGGTGCTTTTCAGGATGATGATATGACAACTCATCCATCTTCACCACTTAATTATGCTGGAATCTGGGCAATTGAAGGATTTTCTACTGCTGGCTCTACTCCAGGAGGTAATACAAGTACTCAAACATTTGTATTGAAATATATAACTACAGGTGTTTATCTAGATAATGGATACCTTAGTGGATGGGCTTGGCATGATTCCAGTCCATCTTGTTCATTAACTGCTGGTGATGCTATCTTTGCTGGTACTTATATACCTCGTAGTGCAACAAATGATGACGGAACTTTAACTATGACAATTTGTGCGGAGAAAGACTAATGGCTAAACTAACTAAGAACTTTTCAGTAAAAGAAATGCAATGTCCTTGTTGTGGAGAGTGTGACATGGATGAGAGTTTCATGATATCTCTTCAGGATGTCCGCAGTAGATGTGGCTTTGGCTTTAGGGTCAACTCTGCTTACAGATGTGAAGAGTATAATAATAAAGTATCTAAGAATACTAGAGGACAGCATGTCACAGGGCAGGCAGTTGATATTAGTATGAAGGACAGGTATAAAAGATTTAAACTACTTAAAGAGGCTATAGAGTCTGGGTATTTTAAAGATATAGCAGTATCCAAGACATTTATTCATCTTGGGAAAGGAAATATAAAAAATGGAGTGGGTGTATACTAATGATTGACACATTAAAAACAACAGGAGCAGGAATGGGTGGATGGTGGTTATCGGTAAGTGGATGGCTTCCAGAGGTGATAAGTTTATGTGTGGGTGTAGCTACCTTAATATATCTTGTTATCAAAATTACTAAAGAACTTAAATAAGGAGACTATATGATTTGTCCTCACTGTAGTTCAGCTAAGATATCTAAGAACGGTACTAGAATCAGGATGACTAAAGATGCAGTACAAGAATATATGTGTACTAAGTGTTCTAAATATTTTAGTGCTCCAATTGAAAAGGAGAATGGTGATTTACTAATTAACAGAGATGTGGAACCAGGGAAAATACTTGAACTTAACTTCAAGAAACCTGTAAAGATACATGGAGCAACTGATGTTCATTTTGGAGCTAATGAGTTCCATGACTCTAAGTTTGATAATCTCATTGAAGAGGTGAAGGCAGATCCAAATGCAAGATGGTTTCTAAATGGTGACAATATAGAGCTTATTCCTCCTGGGTATAAGATTAGTCAAAGAGGACAGAATATGGAGCCAGACGAGCAACATATTCACTTTATAAAGAAGATAGAGCCTATAGTGGATAAGCTACTTTTTATAAGAGGTGGTAACCATGATATGATAAGGTCTGTTAATATACTTGGGTTTGATGTGTGCAGGGTCATGTCTGATATGCTTCAAGTTCCTTATTTTAGATTACCAGGATACACTCAGATAATGATTGGAGATCAGAGATGGTTTTTAGTTAGTGGACATGGTAAGGGTGGTGGAAAGAATGGAGATTTGGAACTTGATAAGATGGCAGCAGTATATAGTGATGGGGATGTATTCTTTTTAGGACATAATCATCAACTATATTGTAAGCCTATAGATAGTTTGAGGGTTGATAATAAAGAGGAAAGATTACATAGGAGATGGTACTGTAGGGGTGGTAGTTTTCTCAGTTATGCAGACTATGCACGATACAGCTTTTATCCTATGATAAGAACTGGGTGGGTAACAATGGAATTTGGAAAAGATAAGATAGAGGCGTGGACGAACTAAATGAACTTTATAACAGAGTATTGGGAACAGCTTACAGCGTTTGTTCTTTTAGTAACTGTATTAACTCGTATGAGAGTAGATATAGATGTACTTAAGGACAAGGTTAAAACACTTTTTGATCTATGGAATTCAAAGAAGAAATAAAGGAGATAGATAATGGAAATAATAATTGAAAATTGGGAGTATATTTTAATAGTAATACTCTCTATAGATAAGGTCGTAGCACTTACTCCAAATACGTGGGATGACCTTATATGGACTAGTATAAAAAAAGCAATCTTTAAAGTGGTGGGGAAATAATATGTTTAAAGTATTTATAAAGAAGTTGGTAAAGAAACATGGAGTAAAAGGATTACTTATTCTTGTAGGAGATATTGCTACAAAGATAACTCCAAGTAAAGCAGATGATGTAGTATGGAGAAAGATTAAGAAAGAGATAAAGAAGTTTAGTGGCTAAATCTGTAAAAACACTTGATGATTTTAGTGGAGGTCTAAATCTTAGATCTGATGCTAAAGACCTTGAGGACAATCAGTTTGCTGAAGCCAGGAATATATCTAATGTAGCAGGTGGAAAGTTAACACAATCTGGAAGTTTGCATGGAACTTCTTTTATTCCCTCTTCTACAAATGCTTTTACAGCTCAAGATACAGATGACAGTTCCCATCACAATCAGGGATATGGTTTAATGTCATTTAATATGGACACTGCATGGATGGATGAGATTAAAGTTTATTTTGACGATGACTTTGATACTGATGATTGGGATGATTCTACTTCAGGTGGAGTTGGTAAATCTGGGTATAGTTCTGGTGATGATAATTATGTTTTGGCAACAGGTACAGGTAGTACTAACTATGGAGGTATTAGGATAAATAAACCATCACTGTTTGCGGATGGAGATTTATGCTACGTATACCTTGGTATAACAGATGCATCTACTGATCATACTGATACTGAATTGGGTAAAATATTTATAGATCTTGGAGGGAGCCAAGCATTTGTTAGTCCTAATATGAATCCTGAAAACTGGGCAAGTAGTAATACTGCTATTCAATTTGTTGCCAAGTGGGGTTCTGATGACGATTATATAACTATTAGATACTATAATGGTGGTGGGACTTTGAGCAAAACAATAACTATAGACAATTTTTCAATTAAAAAGATACCAACAACAGGGTCTAATAATACTGCAATTTGTACTGGGACTGGAAAGGTTGTTTTAGCTTCAGCTATAAATGATGCGTTATATGATGGATCTTCTCGATTTGCTGAATTTAAAACTAGTAATGGTATTATGGGGTCTACATTTAATGATCCAAAAGTAGATATATCTTTTGATAATGGTATCTTAAAGGTTCAAAATAAAAATGAAATAATGCAATGGGCACAGGTAGATAGAACTAGAACATTAGTTGGAGGAACTTCTACTGTTAGAAATATAGAGCAAGTAAATTATGGATCTGGCTCTGGATATACTATTAGTGGTACATATGCAATGGATTTTCCTAAATTTACTACAGATAGTCCAGTTGACAAGGCTAATACCAGTGGAGTTACTACATTATTGAATCCTAAATTTTTAGGAGATCCAAGTAATAATATTCACTATACAAATTCGAATCCAAGTTATGGAGTTGAAGTTGAATTTAATAATGGTGCTGGTGGGACTGCTATACTAGCAGATGGATCAATAACAAAAACATGGTATCTTGGAGCATCTCTTCTTCTTGATGATGAAATGCAGGAAACTGAAATAGTATGGGAAAGTAATTATTTAACTGTAAGTGGGAGTTATATGCCTGATGTTAAAATGCTTATAAGGTATGCTCCTTTTCATGGTAGGGAAATGTGGGATCCAAGGGTAACTGGTTTTAGAATATGGATGTCTGAAACATCCGCAGGTGGTGGTGATCCATTACAGCTAATAGAATGTAATTTTATTAATATGACATACTCTATATATGGTTCAAGCCATTTGAACTATAGTTTAGCTATGGCTGGTGAAAGAATAAATCATTTAAAGCCAAATATTGCTGGAGATACTGCAGTACAACTTGATACATTGCCTGCAATTAAGTTTAGTGAGCTAAAAGGGTATCTTGCATCTGAGGCTATATATGCTACTGGTAAAACATCAGCAATAGTGGGTGCTAATAGATATCTAGGTAATTTTACACAAGCAGGTGTTACTTATGAAGATCAAATAATAAAGTCTGATGTTTTAAGCCATGATATATTCCCTTCAAATAACTTTATAGAAGTAGCTCCTAATGATGGTGATGAAATAGTTTCTTTAATGTCTTTTGGTGAAGAGCTTATAGTATTTAAAAAGAGAACAATGTATGTTTTAAGTGGAGCTGATACTGCAGATGTTTCAGAAATATCTCTTGAATCTGATTATCCTGGACTTGGAATACAGCAAGCATCTCAAGCCTGTGAAACTGAGAAGGGTATAGCCTGGATCAATGGAGCTGGATTATATCTTTATGATGGAGATGTCTCAAATTTATCAGAAACACAAATGACAGAGGGTACTCTTCGTATAAAAGATGACAATACTTTTGATAGTTTAGATGAGTCTTTGGGTATAGCTATAGGTTATGATATTGAAGATAAGAAGTTGGTTTATTCTACAGGCAGTGATAATAGAAACTGTATGATATATGATTTTAAAACTGAAACTTTCCATCCATTATATGGAGTCTATGGAGGCTCAGGTTGTAATCAAAGCAATTTTGTAAATTCAACTTCTATTGGATCTAATAAAACTTATTTATTATATGGGAGCCAATCAAATGGTAGTGAGAATATGGATATGTTTCACTATGATAATGGTCCTGTATCTTCAGGTACTGGTACAGGTACTGCTGCTAAATTCCTATATGTAACTAAAGATATGTCTTTTGGTAATCCAACTACAAGGAAGAAGGTAATTGGAGTATATGTAACATATAAGGCTGGTGCTACAACTAATGTAATACCTGTTTATGCAGTGGATTCTTCAAGGCCTACTGATTGGAGTGGTGCATTAAAATTTAACTCTACTACAAGTCTTTTCATAGATGGAGACAAGTCTGCTGCTCTTGAGTCTGCAGATAAAACATTTAAGACTACTGCAAGTGCATGGAGAACTGCATATTTGAAGCCAGCTGCAGCTATCAATAATATATATACATTTCAGTTTGCAATGATTAGTAATGATACAGTACCAGCTACATTTGAAATTAATGATATTACTGTGGTTTACAGAGAGAAGAGTCAGAAATAATGCCTCCACGTAGATTATTAAAAAGTAAGATAAGTAAGAAGAAAAAACCAGATAAGGAGATCAAGGCTGGATTAAAAAGGAGAGCATCTAAAACTCGTGTTGCAGATGGAGTTCCGACAAATAAAGAGGGTAAAGAGGGGGAGTTCACACTTAGGCTGGTGGAAGGTAAGATTAAATTATATGCGAAATTTAGACGAAAATGGTATAGCGTTGAACTATCTTAATGTATTATATTATAATGGTTTATACCAATTAATTTTAGATAAGAGGTATTGTTATGTTAAGAACAGGTAATATATCAAGAGGAATTTCTGAGCAACAGCAGGCTGCTAAATATCAAGATTGGTGGGAGGATATGCAGGGCTTTGCAGCTAAGCATGATAATATTAGTGGCTTAACACAGCTTGTAAGTATGTGGAATCCAGTTATTGGCTTTGGATTAGATACTATAAATAGAACATATCAAAAGCATAATATGCCTGATGAATTTGAATCAAACTATCTTTATACATCTATGGATAAGGATAGAGAATATCATGAAGGATCTAAAGACTCTCTTCTTGAACTAGAGGCTGGCATGTGGAGTAGTCTTATGGGTCATCTTGGAAAGTCAGCTCAACTTCATGGTATAGGTGGATTTAAAGATGCATTTGGAAATATTGGGGAGTTTGGTGGAAATTTATTAGATAAAATACCTAATATACCTAATCCAGCTGATTTTATACCTAACCCAGGTGACCTACTTCCAAATAGACCTGATAGACCTACTCTTCCAAGACCTGATTGGTTTCCAGATATGTGGCCTCCAGGACTTCGTAATCCAGGAGATCAATACTAATGGCAAAGTCTACACAAACTTTTAAAGTAGCACCTGAGACATATCAAGGTGCAACTACTTTTGGAGGTGCAACCCCACCAACAGTTGATATTCCTTCGTGGAGTCTTGGTGATATGATGCCAGGAGCATTTGAATCAATGGTTGGAGGTTTTAATTGGAATGAAGCTGCACCATTTGGAACAACAGGTCCGATGTACGATAGGGAGACTTCTTGGGACCCAGAAAAGGTGTTTGGAAAAGGTGCTGATGCACTTAGTGAATATTCTAGTAAATGGCAATATGATCCTACTGCAGGAGTTTTTGCAGGTGGAGACTATCTTACTAATATATTTGAGGAAGGAATGGTAGATGATCCATGGGCTGGATTGGCATTTAAAGGAGGTTATTCAGGTGAGCCTTTATGGGAAGATAGTGTAAAGACTGCAATGACTAATTATAAAGGAGCAATTGAAGAAATTTTTGATACATATTATGGCGGTCTTACAGGCGGTCAATTTTCTAGTGAGGTAGTTGGAGATGCTACTGGTCCAGGGACATGGTTGCCAGACCCTGCAACTTATGATTGGGAAGGTTACAATACTCCTATTAGAGGACAGGGAGAACTTGGAAAACATTATCAGCAGTGGGCTAAATATGGTGACATAACTGCAGCAGCATATGATCAAACTGGAGGAACAGGTGATGAGACTCCATCTGTTTATCATCAATTACAAGCTGGTACTCTTTCAGCTCCTGCCTCACCAGGTGATAAAGTTAAGGCTTATTTCGAAAACAGACAAGCAGCAGTAACACCATTCTTTGGATCAGAAACTGGTGCCTTAGCAGGTTGGGATCCTGCAGATCCTTATAATATAGCTCCAATGATAGATGTTGGTGGTACGCAGGTAGAGTTAACTATTGATTCTGATGAGGCTGCTTTTGCAGCGGCTAAACAAAAGTATAGTCCAGGATCTGCAATGGCTGCTCATATAGAATCTATGGAGGGAACTAAATCAAGGAGAGATGCTAAGAATATAGCTATAGGTATAAAACAACAAGATATTTTAGATCAGCGAGCAGGACTTGGTCAATGGGGTATAGACTCTGATCCTGAAAGTGCTACATATGGTGAATTTGTTGATGAAGCTGGAAATATTGTAACAGGATCGGCTAGGGAAGGTGAACAGTGGGAGGCATTTTATGGAGGGCAGAAAGAATTTGCACCCATTGAGTCGGGTAAGTATGCTGGACTATATGAGGGGCAGGAAACTATTCTTAAAGGATTGTTTGGAGAAGGTGATTATGTTACTCCAGATCTTGGTAGCCCACTTGCTACAGCTCGTGAGAATATAAGTACAGTAGCTGAGAATTTCTATGTAAATCCTAATTTTGGAGAGAATGCTTTATCTACTGCAATAGCAAAAACTTCAGATGATGACAATGCAGCTGCAGTAGCTTGGAATACAGCCATGGAGGGTGCTTCTAAGAGCTTTTTTGGAGTAGGTGACTATAATAAGTCTGACTTAATTAGTGCAGGGTTTATGGATGATGATTATAATCTTCTATTTGATGCTACAGCTGGTAGTGCGACTGAGAATAATGCTTTAGAAAATGAATCAGAACTAGCTTATGAACTAAGGAAGATGCTTGGTGGAGAAAATGAAGAAGGTGCTATTGGTACATATCAAAATACTTATGATAAGTATACAGAGGATAAAATAGATAATTTAGAACAGGCTCATGAAGATTTTCAAACTGACTTTGAATCTACTGCTAGTGAATTTGCACAAGGTCAAGTAGGATTAAAGGATAAGGTTGCTAAACAAAAAGGACTTAGATCAGGCTCTACAGCTCGTGTTAAGGAAAAGTTAGAACAAGGTATAGCAGAGGCTTATGGTGAGGATAAATTAACATGGGAAGAATTCAATGAACAGGAAAAGATAAATTTTGATAATAATGTAGAGCTTATTTCCAACAATCTTGTTGCTGCATGGGAGCTTGGGTTTGGTGATGCAGGAACTCTAGATCAACAAGAGGTTATAATGGATACTTCTCTTGGTAATATATTTGGTACTTATACTTACACTGTTACAGATGTAGATGGTGTTACTACCCAAGTAACAGAACCACATACAGCAGAATCAATACTTGAAGTTATGCAGAATGGTTTTGTTGCTGGAGGAACTCAAACTATGATGATAGATGGGGTGTCTACTAATATTATTACAAATACTAAAGGTGATTATGGAGATGCATTTGACACTCATAAAACAACTAAGTTAGGACTCTTTGGTAAGACAGATCCAGCTCTTTTATCAGGATATTCTCCAGGACCAGATAAGAAATTTGGTACAGCTGATGATGAAACATTTGTTGGTGCTGGGAATGTTGCAGCAGGTAAGTTGCCTTCATATACTAGTGTAGATACAGGATGGGAGACAGGTGCAATATCAAAAGAGCTTTATGCTGGTGTAGATCTTCCAACTGCTGTTACTTCAGATATGGAAGCTTATCCAACTGGTGGTATATTTGGTACAGGACTTAGAGATTGGGTTGGTACTTTTACAGGAGATCTAGGGGCTGCTACTACTACTGAAGCAGGTTTATTAACGGAGGATGAGATAACTGCCTTGGAAACAGCATCTCCAGGTTCAGCAACTGAGGCTGTAAAATATGCAGGAGTTACTGAAGGTGCATTTGGAGATGTCTCAACTGATAAGGCAGAGGAACTTAGACTTTATAACCTTGGTAAAGCTGATCTAGAATCAGGGGCAGCAGGAGCTTTTACAGATTTAGAGACTGCCATAGGTCAAGAAGGTATAATGCAAAGTGAGCTTACTGGTATAGAAGATGAGCCTGGTGAATCAGTCTATAATAAGTTTTTTACAGGTGCAACTAATATACAAAAAACTTTTGGCCCAGGTTCTGAAGGAGAGAAAGCAAAGATAGCAGCCTTTCAAGCTGACAATACTGATGCAGAGAATGCAACTATGGCTGAATGGGCAAAGATGTGGAAGACTGCTGGAGCTCAAAGTATACCTGCACAACTAGAATTATTAAGAGGTTCTGTAGGTGGTGCGGCTCATAATTATGTAAACTTTATTCAAGAGGAACTAAATGATCCTTCTCCTACTAATGTATTTACAAAATTATTTGCAAAAGATTGGTCTTTGTATGATGAAGCAGGGGTTGCAAGGGTTGTTAATGATCCTAATGATAATAATAACGAAGGAACTCCTATACCTCCTATAGGAACAATAATCCTTACTGCTGTTGCTGTAGCTATTGTTTGTACTGCTCAACCTTGGATTTGTGCTCTAGCTTCTGGTAGTGATAGAAAGCTTAAAAAGAATATTAAAAAGACTGGTACCTATAAAGGTCTTAATGTCTACACATTCAGCTACTTATGGGATGATAAAAAACATACTGGATTCATGGCTGATGAAGTTGAGAAGGTTGTTCCAGAGGCAGTTATTAAGAATGGTAATTATAAGATGGTAAACTATTTTAAAGTATTAGGGAGTTTATAATGGCAATAAGTAATAGAATAATTTCGGCTATAGTTGATCAGAATATGGGTGGCATATGGGATGCGATGATTGAGCAGAAAAATCAACAGTTAAAAATACTTTCTAATCAACAACAGAATCTCTATGAAGAAGCTAGGAGTTTGAAGGATAGACTACTTAATGTTGGTGCTACAGTTCCAGAGACATCTAGTTCTAGTGATTTTGAAAAGGCTAAGAATATACCAATAGCTTTTGTTGGAGACAATCTTCGTAACATGGAAGGTATGGTGAAGTATTCACAAGGGCAAGTAGATAGTTTGGAAACAGCTTTAAATGAGTTCAACCAAGGTCAGGCTTTAATGGGAGAACTTAGTGACACTTATGCTGGTCTTGATGCTGTAGATCAATATGGACCAGATGCTTATAGAAACTATATGGTTGAAGGTGATATAGATGATGTTGGTGAAAGTGTTTATAGCGGTATAAAAGGTGGAACTCCTTATAATGAGATTTTATATGAAGATCAACCTGGTAGTGAGATGGCACAGCTTTTTGCACAGCTTACACCAGAACAGAAAACTTTATATGAAACCAGTACACAATTTAGAGAAGGATTTCAAGCTGGTAATACTAGAGATATAGCAGTTCAAAAGAATATAGAATACCTTCAGACAGAGCAGTTGTCTAATGAAATACTAAATCAGAAGAAAGAACAGGTTTTTAGCAATATTGATAAGTACCAAGATATTCTTAAGGAAAGAGGCATTAAACTTACCTCTGATTTAAAATCTCAAATAAAGATAGGTGGAATGGCTCCCCAAATGATTAATCTTGCTCTTACAGCTGGTGATACAGAGAGCTTTAATAAATATATGGATCAGATTAATACTAATCAAAATTATAGTTTAATACATGATGAGATAGGTACAATGCTACAAGCATATAATGCAGATAATCCATATCCTGTTATAAATACTCTTGGTAATATATATGAAGAGTTTGAAAATAGACTGGCTATGGAAGATAGATGGCTTGCTGATATGCCTCCCACAATGGGAGCTGATGGAGTAACTCCAGTAGGCCCTGGTATAGATCTTATAAGGAATGCCAAGAAAGGTAGATTTAGAGGTATGGATCCTGCTATTGAAAAAGATGCTAGAGAGTATTATAGATTGTACAAGAGATATGAGCAGTTTATTGGATCTGGTCTAATGCCTAATGAAGATGATTTAAAACATGCTTTAACTTTAAATAATACAGCTGAATTTTTAACTACTACAGAGCTAAACTTCTTAAGCAATGCAAGTGGCAAGAACATTGATACATACTATCGTGAAGGTCTTCCTATTGATGAAGAGGATCTGGCATTAATGCTTGAAGGTAAGTATGAACCAGGCTATGAAGAGAGTACAATAGATGAGATTATGTTAGCCCATAGTGAATGGATTGATCTTCAAGGAGCTGGAGGTGACGACAATTTAGGTACAGTGGAATTGAATGATCTAATAGAATCTCAAAATGCAATCTATGCAGACAAGGATGCTGATAAATTATCTAATAGAAACTTAGTAACTGCTCAGCAGAACCTTTCACGTTATTATCAGGGTTTCTATTCAAATAAATGGAAAGATCTTCCATCAGTTATAGCGTCTGGTCAGGCACATAGAGGTCATCCTGGTGGAGACGTTGCCTATTTTGCAAAGGATGAGAAATTATTACTTGAAGATATAGCTACCATGGAAGCAGAGGTTAAACGTCAAGCATCACGATATGTTTCAAAATCAGGGTATGGTTTCTTGGGTTTAACTGGTAGTGGTGGTAATCAAGAAACTGCTGTTAAACTTCTTCAAGCTTGGGATGAATATAAGGAAGCTTTATTGAGTAACTTTGAAAGATACTCTACTAGGGGTGAGAGACGAGCAGATATTTCTGAAGATGTTTTACGATATCTAGATCCTTCTTCTGTTCCTAAGCAAACAAGGGGTACGGGAGCACGTGGAGCACTAACTCCAGAAGAATGGGACGAACTTCAAAGAAGCTTACAACAACCATAAGGAATTAAATGGCAAGTTCTTTTGATAGAGAAAGATTAAGAGCTAGACTCTTAGCTAAAGGTGTAGAGTGGGATGATGATCAGATCAATTCCTTTATTGATTCTCAACAAGCAACAAATAAGGCAGTAGATAAGTCTTTATCTGGCTATCAACAGCTACCTTCATCTAGAATAGTAGGTCGATCTACAGAGCCAGAAGATATCCCTGACCTTGATGCTGGTCGTAGATGGGGTAGACCTTTAATACAACCTGGTCCAACCATAGAACCTAGAAATGCTGCGTTAGATTTTGTAGGCAACATGCTATGGGAAGCTGCTGATGTCACTAGCTTTGGTTTATTAGGATTGGCTGATGAGAAGCTAATGGAAGGACAGGGTGAAGAGTTTATGACTGGGGAGGAAGGACCATCTGGATTTGCTGGTAGAGCTGGTGCAGGTATTGGTGGTCTTATTGGATTTATGACTCCAATGGGTATTGCTAAGAAGGGTGCTGGTATGGCTGTTAAAGGCTTAAGTTCTCATGGCACAGCGGCAGCAGGACGGGCAATGCTTAAAGAAGCTGGTGCTGGTGAGCTTCTTGGGAAGATGAAGACTTTTAACAAGCTTACCCAAACCCAGAAAGATAATGTATTTAAACCATTTGTAGAAACCTTAGAACATCATGCAAAGTCTGGAGCTTTACATAGTGCTAAAGGTAGGGAAGCCTATACTAAAATAGTTAATGAAACCTTTCCAAATGTTCTTAGAGATCAGCTAAAGAATGCTGGTATTAATGTTCGTAGTAAAGAAAAACTAAAGGCTATTGAAGAGATAGTTATGCGTAACGTTGGTGGATTTAAGGGAAGTAGTCTTCCTATCACCACATTGCAGCAACGAATAGCTATAGCCTTAGGTAGGAGTGCTGGAGCAGGAAAAGTGGCTAATATAGCCTCTCACGCTCTTGAGGAAGCACTTATATTCGGAGCAGTAGAGACTCCAATGGAACTCTTTAATAGTTTAGAAGAAGATAGACCTGCTAATTATACAGGTACACTCGGCCATGCCTTTACTCTTGGTAGTGCTCTTGGTCTTATTAGAATGATACCTGGTGGTAAGGGACAGGGTATAATGAGAGAGGGATGGAGAAGAGCCTTCGGTTATACAGATGAATTTGGTTATGCTCATAAAGGTATCTTAAGTAACAAGAGACCATTCTCTCAGTATGATGTTAAGAGTGCTGCTGATAGGAAAGCTTTAACAAGATACTCTCAGAGTCTATGGAAGACAGGCAATGCTGGTAAGATATTTTCAGACAAGGGTTTAACTAAGATAGATGAAAAGAATATTGGAATGTTTACTGGTTCAATGGATGATATTGCTAAACTTGGTGAGACTGCTGAAGGAGCTGCTAAACTAAAGCAGGTAATGATGAGTGTTGAGAATGATTGGGGTAAGATCTGGGCTAAGGAATGGCTCAAGGAATCAGGTAAAGACTTAGCTGAATCTAGTGGTCGTATGATTGCAGGTGCTATGGCTTTTAACCATGATATAATATTTGATGACTATGTTCCCCTGGAAGATAAGATATTTAATGTACTTGTTGGTGCATATATGACCAAACAAGGTAGGACTATTGAGTATACTGGTAGTGATGGTAGTATGAAATCTATTAAGTTTACCGAGAGACCCTTTACATATGGTGATAGGATTAAAGATGCAGCTATGTATCTTGACAAGATGGGCATGGATCATAAGGCTCTTAGATTCCAACAGCTTGTAAATGATTATAAACTTAGAGAAGAATACTTTGCAATAGATGAAACTAATGATGATGTAAAGAAACTTGTTAAGATACTTAATGATGAGGGGCTTATAGTAGATCAAGACTATGAGAGAACAACTAAAGTAAAGAGAAAAAGACAAGGTACAGCAGGATATCACTCATTGTATGAGCATATAATGATGCTTGCAGATGGCCCTCTTACAGGTAGTCATCAAAGAATGCTCAGAGTTGATGAGCTTTCCAAGAAGAAGATAGTTAAGTTAGAACGCTTATTGCAGGATACAGAGTTTTCTAATAGTGAGTCTGGTGTTATAGAAAGTAAAGCAGATGTTGATAAAATAATGTATAGTGCTGCTGAACCAAAGCTCAAAGAGATGTATCAGATATACTATGACTATGCTAAACAGGGTTTTGAAAAGATGGGTGGAGTATGGGATGTTGCTAGTGATGGCACTGTAGAGATTAGAATGATAAAACCAGCAGCTGGTCATAAAATATCAGATGCAGATCAAAGAGCTTTTGATAGTTATCTTAGAGTATTAAATGTACTTGGAAGGGCTGGTGGTAGTCAGAAAGTAAAAATTAATCCTAGTGAAAAAAATTATCTTGAAGCTACTACTGAAAGTTTTAAAGGACTTTCTGAGATTGCTAAAAGATTAGAGGATCAGGCTAATAAGCTTATTTATAAAGAAGGTCCACCAATAGAAGGTGGAGTTAAACTTGGAGAGGAACTTCTTGGTACTTGGATGGAATCGCAAAGCTACTATAAAGGTGTTCGTGATATCTATGATAAGATCAGTGATTTAGATAATACTTCTGGAGTATGGGGCAAGAATGCTGATGATGCAAAGGAGATAAATAGGCTTATAAATACTATCTTTGTTAAAGGGAAAGGACGAGGTGTTGGATTGCTAGCAAATAGTATTGATGTTAGTGGTGGTAAACAGGGGCCTGAGAAAATGCAATTATTTGCAGATGCTTTGAAACAGGTACTGGCAACACATCCTAACTACAAAGCTCCATTTGGATTGACAACAGAAACAACCAGTCAAAAGGCTTCCTATAATGATGTTAAGAAACTACGTGATCTATTAAGTAAGAATGGTATGGGTGGATTTGGTGTTGAAAACCAGGGACACCTTGAAAGATTTGTTCATGATATGAATAGATATACTATGGACAAACAGTTATCCAGAGCCAGAGATTCTAAAGGTAAGCTTTTAAATGATGGTCAGAGATCTAAAATTAAATACATGATGGAGAGTGGTATAGTAGATCCACAATTTAATATAGTTAATATCAAGGGAGTAGTTGGTGCCTTAAAGTCTGCTATACCTGCTATTACATCTTCTAAGTTTAGATTAGAAAAGGCTCTTGGGGGTGAAGATATGCCCATAGAGGGACTTTATCTTGGTAATGAGGGATTGTACCAGGTTCTATCAAACGCGGCTAGGATCAACGATATGGAGCCTTTAGACTATGCTAGGAAGATAATAGATAACTATGAGAGACATGTAGAACCCTTAATGAAAACTGAAGAGGGTAAAGGCCTCTTAACTCCCAGCAATCTTGAAGCACAGGTTGATGCTCCATACTTAAGTGAGATGGTTCATCGTATGGACATGATAGATATGAAGGCTGAAGGACAGAGCCATACCAAGTTAATGGAATCTATTGAAAGGATTAGAACTGAAGGTTCTCCAGAAAGTGCTGATCAGAAATTTATAACAGCTATATATCATAGGTTCTGGAATCGTCAAAGAGATACTAGACAGCTGCTTAATATTCTATCTGAGTCTGGTTTATGGAATAGGAATAGACAAGAGCTTGAGCTTGATGCTCCTACAGATCCTATTAGTTCTATAAAGACAGCTATGAGTAAGATTAATAGGATTATACCTTTCAGTGATACTGCATCCAGGGTTGAGCAGAGAATCAATGAGCATATGGACAATCATGACATGAAGTATGACCATACTGATGACTTTAAGATCATCACTCCTAATGATTTTAGAGATAAATATGGTGTAGAGTATGATAAGGTAAGAGAGATTTTTGATAATGATAAGGATCTTGATCCCTTTGAGACTGTATTTAAAGAGGTTAAGTTTGAGGGAGCTGAATATAATAAACTATCTGCCGATCAGAAGAGACAGGTTATTTCTGATACTATAGGACTGTATAGAAATCATATCAATACTGTAAATATATCTAGGATTATGGCTGGTGAAGGAGTGGGGGCTATAGTAGACAATGATAATACTATGACTAACAACTCTCTATTTAAATCTATAACAGATATAGTAGGGGAAGGTAACTTTTCTATAGTTGATTACAATACTATGACTTCAGCTGGTGTTATTGATTCTCGTAGGGATATTAATGCAGAGAACTTCTTAAGAGGTGTCCTATATGATACAAGTATGGGGGTTAATAAAGATTTCAAACAAAGTAATGAGATTATGGGAGCACGTTTCTCATTCACTCAAGAGTCTGTTCTGGTTACTCTTCCCGAAGGATCATGGGCAATAGCTATACCTAAAGAGAACCTATCAGAGATTTCAAAGAAGTTTATTGATGTTACTGCTGCAGCTAAGAAGAAGTATGGTAAAGATACTTATGGTCAAGCTTATAAAGTATTAGAAGCTCTTACTGGCACGAAGGTTAAGGTTGATAAGAAGGCTGGCTTTAAAGAGGATGTATTTATATACCATGTAGATCCTGATGTACGTATGTTAGAGGATCCTCGCATTATTGAGGGTGATGGAGCTGCTAGAGATGTATGGATTGTTAAAAATCTTGAAGCAGCACAACGACAGCTAATGAATATGAAGGATGGTCTTGGAGGTGCTAAGAATTTTGCAGATACTATAGATGCACATGAAGGTCACCATATACTTAGAGATAAAAAGATTTTAAAAGATGGCACAGAAAGAGGGGATCATAAACATATTTATGTAGAGGGAGATCCTAATATTCCAGATGGATTAAAGCCAGATTCAAAAGGTAGAGAGTCTGGGACTGACTATACTAAATCCACTACCGTTGATGATACTACTTATAAGTTTAAGAATAGTACTGCAGAACAGGATGGTCACTATGCTACTGCTATGCTCACTCACATATGGATGGACAAAGCTATTGGTAAAAACTGGTGGGATGTTATTAATAAGGGCATAGATGGTAGTGATCCTAAAGCATTCACTAAGCTAGCTACCAGGTTTAAACTCATGTCTAATGTAAGTATGTATGGTATGGATAAGAAGCTTACAGATATGGCTCTAAAGCATTTTAAAGATATAGATGGAGATACAGATCAGGTAAAAGGATTAAAGATACTTTCTAAGAATGATGGTATGAATATAATGATTGCTGCTGATGAATCTGGTCTTGGCAAGAAAGAGTTTTCTGCCTATGAAAACATAAGAAGACAAATGCAAGCTGAGTTAGATGCTAATACAGAACTTAGTGGTCTACAGGATCTTAAAGATAAAAATTGGGATAGTGCTGATGACGCTAGTATGGTTGACTCTTATATGCCTGTTAATAAACAAGTTATGCGTGCCTTAGAGGCTCTTGGAGCTGCAGGTAATACTTCTGGTATAGGAGGTATTAAACCTATCGTTCATAAGTATGCTGGTGCTAATGGCAGGGGTGTTATACTTGGTAAGACTGTGTTTGTATATAGTAAGGAGTTTGATAGTTTCTTTAGTAATAATAAGAATATACATGCTATTATGTTTGATAGTGCAGAGAAGATGAAGGATCCTACTGTAAGTAGATTTGATTTTAAAGAAGGTGAGACACTTGGCTCTCTTGATACAAAGATTATTGGTGGAGAGTTTGTACATAAGTTAGATTTTAAAGACATAGAGCTTGGTGCAGTTGTTAAGCCTGATCATGATGCTACAATATCACAACAGATAGCTAATGAGCTTACTGCTATTGAAGGACAGAGTTTATATAGTAGTTATATCTCAGATAGATTAAAGAAATATATAGCTACAGTTGGCAAGGCTTTTAATGAGCACGATCCAACAGAGGCTATAGCGTTTGCAAAGCATCACAACAGTATTCCTGAGACATATGATGGTATGGGTGCTTATACTAGATGGTTAAAACATAATGGTATTCCATTTACCAGTCCATTCATACAGACTATGAAGAATAATGTAAAGAAAGTTATGATAGATAATGGTGGTCTCCTTACAATGACAACACCTCATGGCTCTCAGTCTGTGCTTGTTCCTAACTTACCACTTATAGATAAGAGTCTTAGAAACACTACATTCTTCACACCTAAAGATGGTGAGCGTCAAATATATACCTATGGACAGATAGAGATTAGTAATCATAATAGGAATAAAGCTATTATTCTTGACAAGCTACGGTTTATAAAACATAATGATACTGGTAAGGATAACACATTATCTTTTAAAGAATTTAATAAAGGTGATCAAGCTGGTCTTATTAAAAAGAGTATGAATCTTGGACAGGCATTTGATGCTATCAAAGATACTGGATATGAGATTGCTATTACCTCTTATAGAAATCCAAGAACTAGACCAGGAGATATTATTATCTCTGGACTTAGAGGCTTTCTAGATGGAGAGGTGGGAAACCAAGCTCGTATTAATGCACATGATCTTAAGATGCGTATGGAAGGTGACTTTGATGTAGATAAGGTTAACTATTGGTGGGATACTCCTGAAGATTTATTTAATAAATGGGATGCTCTGTCTGGTGAGGTGGGAGCTGTTAATCCTCCTAAAAATCCTAAGTCATGGGAAGGTCTTGACTTTTTAAAGCCTGGTATGATAGAGAAGTTTAATAAAGACCAAGCTAATGCATCTTTCATGCGTGGTCGGATAGTTAAGATGAGTAGGATGCTACAATTCTTTGATAATTATAGCCAGACTATACAAGAGATAGTAGGATATGATGGGAAGAAGGGAAAGTTTGGTGAAAGAAAAGTAATCATGGATGCTGGTGGGATTAAAGGTCGTTTAATACTTGATGCTGACAAACTTAGAAGAGCTAAGAAAGTTCTTGCAGAAGATATCCAAACTATAGTTGACTCTAAGACAGGTTATGATACAGATCTATTTAAAGATAATGTATGGTCTAACAAATTTCTTTACGGAGAAAAGGGTGGTGAAAGGTATGAAGGTATCTTTACATGGCAAGAATATAATGGAAAGGAAAAGGTATTTGAGGATGCTCCTGGTACGCTGGATGGACACAGTTATGGAGAGGTGGCAAAGACTGCTATTAATGAACTCATAGCTCCATATAGAGGACTCCTTCAGGTAGGTACAGGTATGTTTGAGGATGGCAAGAGGAGAAGCACAAGGTATGAAGATCTTATAGATGCTAGTAGTAGATTTGAAACCAGAATGAGGTTTGCAAGTAAGAATGCTTATAATAAACTAATAAAACAGGGTATAGATCCAACATTTCTTAATAATATATTCAAGAAGAATAAAGAGTGGCACAATCCATTCGGGGCTGTTGTAGCCAACATTACTGGTGATAATCTACTCCCATTTGAAAGAACTATCAGGGAGATAGGTAGAAATGATGGTATGAAAGTGTCCGCTCCTGTCAAGATGTTTGGTGAGAAGCTTGGTAACTTTGAGAGATGGAGTAATGAATGGATTGCTAGTGGTGATGAGGGTTCAACAGAAGCTATCTCACAAATCATAAAACAGATAAGATCTGATTCAAAGAACTTTGGATACCTTAATTATTTAGACTGGCGTATTAAAAAGCAGAGTCGTATTATGTGGGAACAAAAGCGTCAGAATAATACTTCTCTTGCTGAAGCTGTAGAGCATGATGTAGCAAGACTTACTGATAAGAGAAACAAGGTACAAGAAGCTATCATGACTGATACAGAGGTGCTTAAGATGGTTCTTAGTCAGGCACAGAGAAGGATTGCTTATGAGATAACTAGTAATTTTAAAACTAATAAGTGGACTAGAGATAAGAACTTCCAAACTTATGGTGAAGCTATGAAATGGGTGGGAGAAAATACATCTACTATAACAAAGTGGGCTAGGGCAGAGCCTTTAAAGATCAAAGGTATCAGTACTTCAGAGCAAATGGATATGATTATATGGAATGAGATGCTCCATAAGTGGAAAGACATATACATTATGCCAGACTTTGATAAGCTACAAGGACAGGCATCTTATGATTTTGAAAATGATATCTATAATTTTAAGAAAGCTTACTCTAAGATGTGGAAGCAGCTTTTTGATGACAAGAAGCGTAAGGCTAACAAGAGAGAGCCATGGCTTGGTGAGAGTATGATTATGGAACAGGCCAAAGGTATGTTTGATGAGCTATATAATAAATGGGAAGGTCATAAGGAAGGGCTTGGTAACCTAGCTCTTATTAAAATCATGAGTCCTACTAAAGATATAGGTTCTATGACATACTTTAATGGTAAGTTTGTTGAGAGTTTTCAGTCTGATAGTCCTACATATATTAAGTTTGGTCTTAGATGGCTGGCTAATACAGATAAGAAGGGAGAGTTGCAGAAAGATTCTATGTTTAAAGTATTTGCAGACTCTTACAACACATTGTACAAGACATTTAGAGGACAACAAGCTCCTGCTAATGACTTTGGACACCTATTATATGAAGAGAGTGTCAAATATAACAGAGAAACTATGTATGAATCACCTGCACCACTACTTGATTCTAATTTAAAGATGAAGTGGAAGGATACAAAAGAGTATAATGATATACTCGGTGAGATTAACCCTGATGTAGCAGCTACATTTGGATACAATCAATCATTTACTACAGGATATCTTTTAAGTTCAAGGCTGGTTGGCCCTGAGTGGGTCAAGTATGCTAAAGAAGCACAGGCTTATGGCTATTCACCATCAGGATACATACCACATGACTTTACTGGTGGTAAGTTTCCTGCTATAAATGGATGGGATTCTTTTAATGATGCTAGATATAGAGAAGCAAAAGTATTCTTTGGAGATGCACTTGGCAAAGACATATTATATGTTAAGCATAACCCTAGAGTTAGAGCTAATTTTGATGATGCTATGGGTACTGGTGTGCAGACACCGAAAGAACTAAGAGAAACTATAAAGAACAGAGAATTTGATGAGAATTGTTTATAATGAAAAATAACGAAAAAGTCATGTCATATATACAAAATTTTCAACTTTTTTTTAGAAAGTCGCCCCTCCCAGCGTATCAATTTTTGAAACCTTTGCTATCATATATAAGGTCACTATGGGGGTGCAAAAGGGGTGCAGGATGCGTTTTACGGCCGTTTCTCGGTTTTTCCGACCTTAGGTACCACTTTAACATAAAAGGAGCTTAAATGGCAGCAGGCTGTAGTCCAGAGAAAAAGAAACGTATAGATAAACTACTTGAGATCCATGATATGTGGTTCGATAAAGAGGGTGATGTAGGTCGTAATATACATGCTGTTACTGGGCAGGATACTAAATATTGGAAGAAGTTTTACGAAGGTGAGATGCAGACTGACTTTGATTATGGAGTATTGCCAAAGCTTAAAGATTTAAAGAGATTGGAACGTAAGGTTAAGAAGTTTTCCAGACAGATGGGTAAGAAACCTGGTAGCTTCGCTAAATGGTTCTATCTTCCAGAGAATGTAATGTCTAAAAACCCACTTACAAAATCATATTTTGATAATGTGGTGGTTGCTGGTAACTATTATAGGGGTAACATGCATAAAGTTACTTCTAATCTTGATAGGATAGTAGAGCTTGTTAATATGTCTACTAAAGAGAATACCCTTATGGGTAGACTTGGGCTTACGAGAAGTAAGGCTCAAAAGAAAATGGCACAAAATGAAGCTGAGTTCCAGAAACTAAATAAAACAGATCCAGATGCAGCTATAGTATTTCATAATGAGAATATAAAAAACCTATCCAAGGATAGTGAAATTGCCGTTATGCAGAACCTACATAAGCTTATGATTGATCCTAATTCTATATTAAAGGGTAATAGAGTTGAGAATGCTAGTAAATATGGTACTAACCTTGTACAGGCTGCAGATTTATGGCATAATAAGATGGCTCCTGAGCTGTGGAAAGTATTAAATACAGGCATTAATGACTATATTAAAGTACTTGAAAGTAATCAGACAGCCCTTGGTATAGAACAAAAAACTATTGATAATATTAAAGAGAACTTACTTGTAAAAAATAAAAAGGGTCAGTGGGAGATGGCAAAACAGGATAATTATTTTCCTACTCAAGTCCTTGATATAATACCTACATTCAATACTCTTACTGAAAGTATATGGTCTGGTGAATATGGTAATAAAGTAAAAGATATGGATCAATATATCAATAAGATGACTAAAGATATAGCTGATAATTTGAAGCTTGATGGCAACGTATTTGAACGAGGAAATGAAGCTCCTACTAATATATCTAAAAATGTACTTAGTATTATAGATACTTATGCTAAAGGAGCTACCAGATTTAACTATACAGCTCGTGTTACTAAAGATACAGTAAAGGCACTCCAGGATTTACAAGGATATAAAGTGAGGGGAGAGGATATGGATGACCATATTCGATTCCTTGCTGACTATATTAGAGATACACATGCATCTGCTGTTGGTATGGATATGAAACAGTCTAAGTTTGGTAAGATAGCTAGGGCTATTACATCATGGCAGTTTATGTCTAAACTTGGATTTAATATAAGAGGTGCAGCCCGTAATGCTACTCAGTCACTACAAAACTATATATACTTCGGATATAAGGGTATTAGAGAGTATAATAGATTTGCTACTAGTGATACAATGAAAGATTTGATGACTCAGGAAATGAAGAGACATGGAGTCTTCTTTACTAATCTAGAAGAGCTAGCTATGCCAGCAGAGTTTCTTCCAAGTACTAAGATGGTTGATGGTAAGTTAGTTGAAGTTGCTCCAGGAACAGCTGAAAATTTCACTCATTATTTAGAACGTGTAGCAAAGTTTTCTGGTAAACCTATGCAATGGGTAGAGAATAATATTAATAGATCTCTTACATTTAAGATTGCATTTTCCAAGATGTATAATGAGCTTACCCAAAGAAAAGATATATTACAGAAAAATCTTGAGACAACTAGGCTTAAAGAAGGTGTTAAAATAGAAGATGCTGTAAATGCAGAGATAACAAGACGTAGCAGCAGGTTCGCAGCTAATATGGTTAAAGAGCTTCATTATGAGTATTCTCCCTTTGCTAAACCTAAAGCACTTAGAACGGCTCCTGGGTCAATACTTGGACAGTTTAGTACTTATAGTATTAATTTTTTTGAATATAACCGTAAGATCCTATCTGAAGGTGTTGAAGGTGCTATGCATGGTGAATGGGGTGAAAATGGATGGCGTATGACTAGACTTGGTCTTACATATGCTGCTATTGATGGTATGATATCACCACTTTTCAGTACAGATATAGGTAAGTTAGTACAGCATGATACTAAAGATAGATTAGATCAGTTATATACATGGTTTACTGGTACTGAAGCTGAAAGAAAGAAGGTATTTTTTGGTAAGGGGCCTGCTATAGGTACATTTGGTGGTCCATTTGTATCTGATCTTATAACTGTTGGTCAGCTAACTAACTTTATGAAGATGAAGGAAAATGACTGGATGTCCTATATGGCAGGATACCAGGACTTTGCTGAACGTACTAAGGATGAGAAGGTATTTGAATTTGTAAGACTTTTAAATACTCAGCTTGCTCGTACTATATATGGTACTGTTCCTAAAATGGTTAATGGTACTGGGCTTACAACACTTATAGGTAGTGAACTTGGTTTATACGGATCATCTAATATAAAGAGACAACATAATAAGTTATTCTCAGATGCACGTAAGGTAACCCCAGGTTTCATGGATGATTACCTCACGCCACTGAGTGAGAAACAGAGACTTGCGAAAGGATATAAGCGAGCACTACAAGGCAAGCCTAACAAGAATCTGAATCCCGACGACCTAAGAGCTATAATGTCTGCTCTTGAAAAGATGAGAAGCTAGTTGCTCTCACCTTTGTGAACTATCATATACATTTTAGAAGCAAGCACATAGATATCATCTACAAACTCGATAAGCCTGGGATCTAAGTCTCCTCCCTTATCTTTCCAGTCTGTTATTCTTTTTGCGATTTCTTTAAGTTCTTCTTGTTCTAGCATTTCACTCCTTAATTAATTCTATAAAGCTATCTAAAGGGATAGCAATATAAGGTTCACGTCTATTTTTTTTCACTACTACAGCTGGTGCTCTATCATCAGAGTTAGACTCTGCTTGCTCAACAGCAGCCCAAAACTGTAGCCTTTCTACATTTTTGCATTCGAAGCTATAAGGTATTAACTTACGAGCAGCAGGGGACAGAACTATATCCTCCCCTGTCATGCCCATAGTTTGAGATTTAATATCATCTTCTTCAAGACTTGGAAATGAATCTCTTAGAATATCGCGAACCATATTTTGAAGCTTTCTACCTTTAGCTTTGTTTGATCTTACGTTCATAACCTAATCTCCTTAAAGCTCTAGTAATTGTGGCATTATTGGGACCTCCAAGAGGAGAGAGGACAAGATCAAGTTTTTCACTGACTTCCCCTCTCTCTTCTTCAGGAATACAATCCCAATAGTCCATAAGAATATTATAAGCAGCTTTATAATCAGGATCCATTCTTAGTTATCTTAGAGTGATAGATTTCCTTTTCACGCTCTAAGAGTTCTTCCTTGCGACATTGCATCCAAAATTCATAATCTTCATAATGATTATACTTGTCTGGATTTAGCATCATGTCTTGAATTAACGCTTCTTTTACTTTACCCATCTTTATCCTCCATTCTTGTCATTTCGGTTAATGGTGTCTTGTTTTTTCTACCGTGCTCTCTTATAGCACACTTTTTACATATCCGCAGGTCTTTTGAACCTGAGATCTTTTTTCCATCAGGAACCCACAAGTAAGCAGGTGGCTTAAGTTGACGCTCACTACACATTTCACATTCATAGGGCATCTTTCTACCAGTAGGGTGTACTGTCACTACAGACCCAATCTACCTGCTACTTGCTTTAATTTAGTACTTAATTCTTCAACACTAAGTTCAAGCTCGTTGATTCTGTTTTCCAGCTTGTCTATGAAGCTTTTTACTTGACTTTCTCTTGGCTTTTCTAGATTTACTTCCTTTAGTACTGTTGTTGTTTTGGTTGGCATCTTGAGCCTCCTTATTAAATGGCAATCTACGCCATTGTTCAAGTGTATTTATAAAACCATATATATCATATATAGCTTTCTTTATTTCTGTGAGATCTTTCTCTACAGAATTCTTCCAATCTGCTGCACTGAATTTATCACTCATAGGTATGCTCCACATGTTGTGTGAACTTGGTATGATCACCTTTCCATATCATGTAGCTATCAAAGTACCTAAGTAGTTGATTAAACAAGTGCTTGAGATCATTAACTTCTTCAGTTAATTCCTTTACAGTTTTCTTTTTTCTTGGTGCTTTCATTTTACTCCTCTCACATAAGGGTTCTTGACTAGTCTAGTTCCAGGTATGACTTCGCCTGATTTAAGGTCATTGAGAATTCTTTTCTTGTCCAATTTCTTGGTAATAACCTCGACCCAATAGTGGTCAGGAATCTTAGATTCATCAATAACATCCACTGCCCCAGCAGATTCAGATATCTTAATGGGATTAAATATATCATGCTTAGGGAGTTCCCCAGTTGCTTGGTAATTTTCAATAACATATGCCTTTAACCTTTCTTGACTATTCTTTATAAACTTAATATATGATTTCATCTTATTCATTTGTTTAGTGAATAATGATAGCTCACCATCCATCTCTCCATATAAATACTGGATACCGTTCTCTTTCTGAGTACGTTCCTTGATAAGATCATTTATTCTTTCTTTTACTGCCTCGTCATCAAATATCTCATAGTCTTCACTTGCAGTTATTAGATTTCGAGTAATTTCTATTAAAGCTCTACTCATTCTAACACTCCTATATTAACATTGTTTACTGATAGTTTAACATCCAAGTTCTCACGCTCTCTATTAGCTTCACATTTGACATGTAACATCTTTATCAGACCATCACTGTCTTTAAGTGGTGCTACAGACAATACTTTATTAGCATTATATGCAGTCCTGAAAGAACCTTTACCAGATGCTATGTTCATTCCCTCATGAAAGGCTTGCTTTGTAATCTCACTTACAGCAAAGATGATTATACCATACTTAACAGCTATTTCCATAATTGCTTGAGATACTTCTTCAACCTTCATGTTGTTATCCTTATGATTACTCTTAAATAGTCCCATATGATCCACTACAACGACTTCTGGCCTTCTAGGCAACATTGTTATCCTTTTTTCCAGTTCATTAGCGTAAGGGGCATTATAGTCCACTGTAAGCCATTTAAACCTTTTATCCATACCATTTCTACTATTCTTATAATGTTCTAATAACTGTTCTTCTGACCAATCATTTTCTATCATTACAAACCGAGACCATATCTGTCTTGGAGACATCTCCATTTCCATGAAGTATGTTTCCTTCTTAAAGGAGTTAACCCAGTTCTGTAAGAGCATGGTTTTCATAGACTTAGGTGGAGCTTGCACTATCACTACTTCACCAGGATATATAGGAAAATCTTGATTGTACAGCTTTCCTAAGTTAACAGGATTTATATTATTAATCAAGAAATCAACTAATGTTTTCTCCATTTCTGATGCTTCCATAACAGATGTAGACTTCTTAGTCTTATACAAACTACACATATCAGAGCAGTGTGCATCCATTATAGGATCTTGACATCCCCATCTATAACCTTTACCATTATGTCCAGTATAACAGCCTTCTACGAGCTTTTTCATCTCTTCTGCAGTAAACCTACTATCAGTTCTATCTACTCTCTGTCTCCATTCTTCCA